CCATGCCGTCGAGGGGGGTCGCCGTCGAGGTCTGCGCGTCACCAACCAGCGTGATCGTGTTGGATTGCGGCGACCTGTCAGCAATGTCCAAGTTGTTCATGTTCAGCAGCAGCGACGTGCCCGACACCGCCGTCAGTGGGGCCGTAGGAACAGTGAAGTTCGCGGTGTAAAGAGCCGTGCCTTTAACAATGCGAGCATCAGCGATCTCACCAGCGAAAGCCTGATCTGTAGGGTTGTAAAGCATCCCGACACGAATCGGCGCGGTGGTGGTCGCGGAAGTCGCCCAGGTTCTATCCGCTTTCACAACGCCATCGACAAAAACCCTCAGCGTGGAACCGGATCGGCAAGCTGCAACATGCTGCCAAGTATTTGCAGAAATGCTGTTGGCCGCAGTCAAAAGATTGGTGTCGCCGTAGTTCAGGTCGAGGTCTGTGCCATCAACGCGGAAGTGCAAGCCGACCGAAGTTCCTTCCCTCATGCTAAAGATATTCTTGCGCCCGGTCGTATTAGAAGGGCGAATCCACGCTTCCAGCGTGAAGTCGTCGGGGAACTGAAAAGCGTTGCTGTTAGGTATTTCTAGGTAATCCCCGCTGCCGTCAAACACCGCCGACCCGCCACCGGCCACCGGGGAATCGGCAGTCTGGTACACGTCACCGACCGCAGTCACCGTGAACCCGTTCGTACTGCTGTCCACAAACTGCTTGTTCGTGCCGCCAGCCACATTCGGCGGCTGCACCAACAGCGACACATTCGCCCAATAGGGGTCACCCAAATCGACCGCACGCCCGAACGTCGAACGCAGCCTCGCAGAAGCCAGCATCAGGCGAACCCACCCGCCGAAGCACCGAACCAGTCGGTGCCGTCAGAAACGAACGTCAGCATGTCCACCGCCCCGGCATCGCTGGTGGCCGCGTAAGCCTCACCATCCGGCCACAACACCCCAGTGAACACCGCCGTACCGGCCCCGGTAACCGCAGCCTGGCGCAAAATCAACGTGCACGAACGCCCCGCAGCAGCATTCGGCATACTGAACGTCGTTTCCGTGCTGGCCGTCAACGTCGCGGTAAAAATCGTGCTGCCACCAGGCGGCAGCGTAACCACACCAAACACCGTTCCCAGAGCGGTCACACCCTCAGTGACCCCGTTCACCGTTATTTCATTCAGGGTGCCGCCGTTGACAGTTGGGGCCGTCAGCGTCTTGCCCGTCAAAGTTTCGGAGCCGGTCAGGCTGACAGCGCCGTCCACGTCGGCGGTCGTCAGAACAATGTTCCCCGTGCGACCGGCCACCGTGCTCACCGCATCAGTCGTATCGGCCTTCTCAAACGCCGTGCCCGAATGGATCAAGTAATCTCCGACACCCAATTCAATGCTGCCCGAACCGTAATCCCTAGTCCCAGCAACGGAAACCCGGTACACCTGACCGGCAGTGCCAGTAGCATCCGAAATCTCAGGCGAGTTGGTCGAAACGTCGTGCAGACCCTCATAGGTCATAATGCTGTTAGGCAGTTCCGACCCCGGCACTTTTCCGTTCGCATCCAGGCTAGCCGCCGAAATCACTGCCCGCGCAGCCGCTTTCGACTCACCGGCAGCGATAAAGGCCGGGGCACCGTTGAGCGCAGACCACTCCACCGGGAAATACGACAACACATTCCACGCCGTCGAACCATCCCCGACCTTCAGCTTGCCGGTGTCAAGCTCGTAGCCGAACTCGCCTTGCGACAGAACCGGGTTCGCCGCCGTCCACGCGGCGGCGTTGCCGCGCCGCACCTGAATCCTGGTCACAGGGTTCCTCCATCAATTGAGCTTTCAGCGGTGGTGGAGGGCGAGCCGCCGTCCAGCACCTCCACGATCAAAGACACCGGATCGCCCACATTCGTTCCACCGGAGGTGAATTGGAAGGTGTCACCGACGCGGTTGACTCCATCGACCAGAAGGCCGGGCGGCACCTGGGTCAGCGGAACCCTGCCGCTCTCGTCCAAGGCTGCCGCGCTGATCGCGGCCCGCGCATCGGCCTCAGTCTCACCCGCAGCCACCACCGCAGGCTTACCCTCCAGCGTGTCCCAATCAGCAGTCGTGATCGGCAACTGCTCCTGAGGAACCAGAGCGTTCTCATCCAAGCTGGCGAACCCGCCCGGCTGTCCCTTGTTCGCCGCAACCTCAGCAGCATTCACCGCCGCCGCAACGGCATTCGCGTCATCAGCGGTGAACTGCTCGCCGTTCTGCCAGTTATCCTTGACAGCCACAGCTACCCCCTAAAAGGTCAGGAGGCCAACGCGCCCAGCGACAGCCCACACGAATTAAGGGTCAGCGTGTCGCCGGCATCCACCGACTTCGCCACCGACAGCGTTGCCGACCACAGAAAGTTGCCCGCCGTCGAAGCATCCCACACCGAAATGTGCGAAATCGTCTCCCCAGCAGTCATCGACCAGCTAGGCAGCGTCCCAGTCAAAGCGATAGCGCCAGCCACCGCAGACGAGAACGTAGCAGCAGAGCGGACACTCGTACCCGCCCCGTTAGCCGTGCCGTCAGCGCCCGGCTCCCCGGTATGCAACGCCACATACAAGCCGGCCGGCTGAGCCCACGACGCATTACCGGCCAAATGGTCAAGAACCCGGTTCGCCAGGTTCGCAGAAGACAAGCCAACAGTCATTCTTTTTCCTCATCATCTTGTTTGTCGGAAGCCTTCACCACTTCCGCTTCAGCCCAGGTGTGCAAAGCCAACACCTGATCCATCACAGCTCCTTAACGCCGATCACAATCGTGCGCTCATCAATCCTGCCGCTGGCAGTCTCAATCCTCACCGTCACGTCATACGACGAGCCGGCCGTACCGCCACTGATCCACAGCGTGGTCAACGTCGCAGTCCACGTCGTGGACTCCACCGTCAACCCGTCAGGCGGGGCCGGCACCGACGCAGCAGTGATCGAATCAGAATCCGGCGCAAGCCACGCCGACCAATCAATCGTGTAATCCAGACGGGCAGAGGGATCTTTCACGAACCGTTTGATAGCCACTACGGCACCTCTCAATAAAGCGAATTCTTAGCGGACGCCCTAGCGGCATGCAGCCTGTCCTTCTGCGCCTCACTCAAACCCTCAATCTTCGGCAGAACCTCATCCAAGATCTGCGTCAGATTGGACAGCGCCATGCGGAGATCGTGAATCTCCTGCCTCAACCCGGCGTTCTCGACCCGAACCTCCTCGCGGATCTGCTTCTGAATCTCCGACAGGGTCGCAATCTCATTCAAAGGATGGGTGCGCTTCAACTCAAAGAAACGAAACAGCAGCGCGAAAAGCCCGCCAGCGCCGAAAAAGGCAGCGATCAGCGAGGCGACAACCGTGTGATTCACAACGAGCAACCTCCCGCCGAAAAGGCGAAACATAAATGTGGAATGGAAAGGCTGCTCCTACCTACAGTGTACCAAACCTTAGCCGGTTTCAGCACTGGATACCGCTGACGCGGAAGCCAAATGTTGCACTGCCGCTTCGTTATTCAACTGCTCACGCTTCTCTGAAACCATCTCAGCGGTTTGGGCTTTTCGGGACGCCGCGATCTTCTCCAAGAAGCTCGCAGCACCGCCACCACCGGACTGGCGGCGCATCTTGCCCGAAACGGAGAACCCGCCCGGCCCGTCACTCCACTGCACCTCGTCCACGTCACCGTCGAACAAAACCACCGGCTCCGAATCCGGCGCGGTACGATACTCAACCTTCACATGCTTCATCTGCTGCTCCTTAACTTGGTGGCGGTAAAAGCCGGGTAGACCACCCGGCGCTACTGGGCGGCAACGCAATCGGCGCAACCGCATAATCGTCGGCAAGGGATTCCAGATACTCAAGGGCGATCTGATAACTAGTCTTGCCTGTCAAACCCTCCGGCGGAACCCAAGCATAAGAAGTGTGCCCACTGCCGCTCTGCTGAAAAGGCTGGCCGGCCGCATCAATGAAACTATTAACCTGGCCCGCGAACCCGACAGCAGCCTCTACAGCGTCAGCGATACCCTCTCCCAAATTGGAGAGGAAGTTGATGATCCCACCCGAACCAAGGTTGAGAAGAGCGTTCGCAGTCTCAACCCATAGATTGCCGAAACTTGACTCACCAGTGGCGGCGACAACATCTCCCGGTGCGGTGAACTCCACCCACTTGTCCTCGCAATTAGTGAGCCGCGCTAGCGGGCCAGTATCGGGAAAGCAGCCGGCACCACCCGTGGTCGAACCCTCAACATCCCAAGCGCCAGACCACGTTCCACCAACAGCACCCCTATGGTCGCGCTGCCTTCTGGGCGATCCGAAACAAACACCCCCCAAAAACGTTGCAGCCCTTGAGGTCAAGCTACCGTAACGAACCTCATCGTAGATCTGTGCCGCCACCGCACCGCCCTGGCTGTACCCGCCCACAGCCCACGGCTGGTCGGGTGGCATGGCATTGATCTGGTCGATCATCATGCCCACCCCGATGTCGATAGACGTACTCATCGGGTAGGCAGAAGCCGGGTAGCGGATGCTAGTAACCTCAAACCTATTCGGGTCTAGCAGCGCCGGGAACGGATCGTCCTGCGGCGAACCATCCCACAACGCCGTCCTACCATTCAGGCCGGCCACGGTGGCGGTGCCAAGACCATCAGGGGAATCGTATTGGCCGTTAATAACAACCCGGCCACCCAATTCTATGGCGAACCCAAGCTCAAGGATGTTGATGAGGTACGCGGTGCCGTGCGCGTAAAGAAACCTGACCTTCACTCAGCCGCCTTCGGGTGCTACGAAGTACAGGTCATCCCAGGATGCGACTTCAGACTCCGGTGCGTTTCGGATTCCCCTGCGCTGCTCAGAAATCAGCCAAGCCATATTCGCAAGCCCCTCCCCCTTGTTAGTGGGGAATACTGTCCGCAAGGCGATCTCGCCAGTGGCGGGGTTGCGTTTCACTGATCCGCCGCCGTAGTTGCTCATTCTGAAACCTCCTGCGGCGGCTGAAAGATCAGCTCCCATTCCGGCAGGGTGGGTGCCATATCGTTGTACTGGTCGCCGTCTGTTTGGGTGACCCGCCACAGCACCACCCCATCGGTGGCGACACGGTGTGCGACTTCGCCGTTGGGGCCGCGCCGGATCGTCCCGACCGGCTCCCCAGTGGTCACCGACCGCCAGGTGGTGAGCACTTGCTCCACCTGACCTTCGCTCATGTCTGGTAGTTGGCTGGTGATCGCTGCGATCAGAGCCTGTTCATTGATTTCCAATTCGACCTCACGCTGTTACGGGTTTTGTGTTGTTCAGGAATGCCACAGAGAAATTGCTCACATTTGGGTTACCAAGAACTGTCGGGGTATAGTTCTGCCCTTTGTATCCTATGCCAATCCTATCGTTCTTGGCGCAGTAAATGACACCGTTGATCGCTGCGTGAGTGAAAGGCGCGGTCTGCCCCCAATTTTGTGCAGCGCCGTTCTTGAATACGCCAAGCTGAATTTGAGCCGTAGGCCAATTGATAGATCCCGATAGCCCTAAAGAGCCGCTAACGGCGTACCAGCCAGCTTCAGTAACCTGAACCTCTCCGGTGGTGCCATACGGAACAATCAGCCCGTCGTTAGCTGGGATTTCAGTCTGATTCCAAATGTTGCCGACCAGCCTATGAGTTGACGTAGCCGCAGCTAGCGTGGCCTGACTTGAGCAGCTAAGCCTGATGCCGCAGCCAACGTAATCGACAGCCTTGGTATCAGCCACCGACCAACCAGACACAGCATTCGGATAGATGTAGCTGCCGTTATAAAAAATGCTGGTCATGCCAAAACCGGCATACCTGTGCCCTATCGTGCTACTGGTACTATCGGAGTGATACAGAACCTGGGTGCCGTTCACATAAATGTAGTAGCGGCGCGGGTAGTCAACACCATTAATCGTTTCACCGCACCTCAACCCGATGCTCATCTGGCTGGAAAGCGAAATAGTTTGAGTTAACGGCCCCGCCATCCGCGTTGCCGACCCATTCGTCTTAGCCCACAACTCGACAGTGATATTCCTCGTCGTAAAACTGATGGGCTGGCTCTGGGCAACGGTAATGAGAGCGTAAACAGCGGTAGATGCAGTCAGATTAGACCTGCCGTAAACCCGATATACAGAGTTCTTCGGCCCCAAGTAGGTGCTGAGAGTGACGAGCTGGTTGTCAGTCGCCATCTCGGCCTGGTTGCAGATCAGTGCAATATCACCGGCCAGGTTGGCTGTCCAGACCACCTCGCCGCCACTGACGGCGGTTCTGTCCGATCCGCTGAACCGGGTGCGCGTCCACGGCGGGTTAGGCACCGCCCCATTGGGGTAGGCACTGAAATTGACCGTGGCGCTGCGTCCCGACGAAGCTGTGCCGCTAGCTACAGCCTCCAGACCGGAGATGCGTCCATCGTGATCCCCGAACGTGGTCGTGGTCGCGCCGGCAGCCGCGCCGAAATCGTCAACCGTGGCACCGCCATCGGGGGAATCGCCAAGTATCTTTTCGGTGTAGGTGTCCCAAGTGTCCTCGACGTTGCCCTGCGCGCCTTCAGCAACCGTTTGAGCGCCACCGGCAGCCAACTCGGCGTCACTAGCCTGCTGGCTGACCGTAGATAGCGTGGAACTCAGGTCTTGAACCTTGTCCTGCGGAAGCGTAGGGACGGCACTCTCAGCAATCGTTGAGCCTGGCGGCGGCTCCTCGTTACCGAAGATGATCAGGTTCGACGCCTTGGTGGCATCCCTGGCCTCGCTAGCAGTGCCGGCCGCTTCGGCTGCCACCGAAACTTCACGCAAAACGAAATCATCGAAATAGTAGATATCTCCAGCAGCCAGAGCATAAAGCTGAACCGCAGGAAGGAATTTCGCCGTGTTGGCCCGGTCGATAGTGATCTTCGCAGAAAGCCTCGTCCAAGTGTTGTTCAGCGCCGGGGAAGCATCGAAGAACGCGAACGAGGTGCCCGTGCTGTTACCGGCAGAAGTGAAGCAGTTCAGCCTCAGACAGATGCCGTTGACCTTGGTTTTCGTGTTCGACGTGTGCCCGCGAACCCAACACACAAACTCAAAAGTTTCCCCAGTGTCGCCAGGGATGTAGAACAGGCTGCTCAGATTGTTCGACACATACGCATAGGGGTAGGCGTTGTTCGATGCGATCCGCACAGACCTGACCCCGGTGCGGGCCTGCTCCGTTGTGATCGAAGCCCCGGTGCCGGTGTTGAAGTAGAACTCTGTCCGCTCAAAGCTGTAGTTAGAGATGAGGCTTGAGCCCGATTCCGCGAAGGCTTCAGCTATCAGGTTGGCGTCGTCGGCGTCTTGCTGCGCTAGGCCGGCCAATATCAGAGCTTCGTCGGCGTCATCTTGGGCCAGCCCAGCGAGCAGTGAGGCCGAACCGGCCTCCACTACAGCGTTACTGGCATTGAAGCGAACACTGTCTGCCGCTTCGGCTACATCAGAAGCTAGCTTGTTTGCACCGCCCGCGCTAGTGCCTGTCAGCTTCTCCCAAAGGTTACGCAGCCAGTCGCCGAAGGTACTCACACCGTCTATGACCACGCCGACAATCGAACCGATGAAGTTGAACGGGGCGTTGATCAAGCCCCACAGCAGATCCCCAAGGCCGCTGAACACGTTGGCGGCGATTACTGCCGTGTTAGCGTTATCGACCCGAATCGTATCCGCAGCAGTGAACAAGTCATCCACAGACCGCTCTGTGTCATCGCCGGCAGTCCCGAAAACGCCGTTCCAGAAGTTGTTCCAAGCATCGGTCAGGCGCTCGACAAGCCCCTGCTGCAAGAAACCCGTTTTCGCTACGCGGATGTCATCAAAGTATGCGGTGCCAGAATACGCCCCGGCGGCGACAACTATACGCACCCGAACCGAATCGACGCCGGCCGGAACCTGATAGACGCTGCCGTAGAACTGCTTCCAATCCCCGACAGGGGAAGGCCCAGACTCCGCGACGCCCTCCGCAGCCAACTGCGCCTGCCCGGCGAACGGAATCAAATCCAGCAAGAACGGTTCACCGACGCCCGAATAATCGACTGTCTTCAACCAGCCCTGAAGCGCAACCTTATCGCCCGGCCCTACCGGGATCGACTGATTGCAGTAGATGATCTGAACAGTGTTATCCAGATTCAGCTTCAGAGAGCCGCCCGTACCAGTCTGACTCTCCTCGTCAGTCCACTCCCAGCCGACATCATTAGCCTCGACCATGTCGGCGGAATCGAAGTTGCCCTGCGACAACAAGTTGGGACTTGTGTTGGAGATGTGCGCTACCGGGATGACGCCGAACAGCGACGATGAAACCTGGCCTTGCAGATTCTGCGCCGGTATCGGGCCTTCGCCGCTGAGAAGGTTCTTCGCCCACACTCCAAGCGCGGTCAAGTCAAGGTTAACTCCCTCACCCATTAAGGCGCTGAGTACCGGCTTGACTAGCCTGTCCCGCAGCCAGTCCAGCAGGCCGACACCCAACTCCGCGAGCTTGCCCACCGGAAAAAGAATGAAATCGATGAACGCTTCAGCAGCGGCAAGGAGATCGAAGTCTGGGCCGAAAAAGTTGATGTAACCCAGGAACTCTCGCAGATTATCGAACCACTGCTTCAAAGTCTCAAAAGTTCCAGCAGTAGCCCCAGTCAACCAAAAAAGAATGTCACCGACGAAGGGCACCCGACCAATGATCGAAAGGATCTGCTCAGCCCACTCGCTGATGTCGAGAGTCTCCAGCCACGTCCAATCCAAGCCGGGGAACAGGGTTTGGAGTACGTCAACGATCCACTCCCACGGGACGAGCCGCCACACCGGGAAGATGATGAACTCAAGGAAGTTCTCAGCAGCTTCTAGCAGATTGAAATCGGGGCTCAGGAAATTGATATTCCCCAGAAAGTCCCAGAAGTTATCAAACCAGATCGTGAGCTGCTCCCACGTCCCACTACCCAAACCCAGAATGCCAGTGACGATCTTGCCGACAAACGGAACCTCTTGCAGCGCCGCCAAGACACTCGACAGGAAGCTAGCAGCATCCAACTCGCGCAACGCATCCCAGTCCAAGCCGGGGAAGATCGTTTCCAGAAAATCGAAAAACCAGTCGAACGAGAGAAACGCATTGACAGGTGCGAGAATGAGCTGGATGAAGTCTTCAGCAGCCGCCAACAGATCGAAGTCAGGCCCGAAGAAGTTGATGCTCGCCAAGAATTGGCGAAGATTATCGAACCACTGACGCAAAGTCTCCAACGTGCCAGACGTAGCCCCAGTCAGCCACGACAACAGATCCCCAATGAACGGGATCTGACTGACCGCATCGATAATCCCCTGGCCGATGTCGGAGATGTCGAACTCTTCAGAAGTGATCCACGACCAATCAACGCCGGGAAACAGCCGGCCCAAGAAATCGCGAACAAAATCCCACGGCAGCACACGCCAAACCGGGAACAGGACGAACTCGACAAAACTCTCAGCGGCCTCAATCAGATTGAAGTCTTCGCTGAAAAGATTGATGTGCGACAGGAAGTCCCGCAGGTTGCCGAACCACAGCTCGACAGTCTCCCGCGTACCCTCAACAAGCCCGGTGATCCAGAAGATCACATCAGATAGGAACGGAACCTCTTTAAGCGCATCGACAGCGCCAGTGACCAGATCCTCAATCGTGTCAAAAAGATTGAACTCCCGCAACGCTTCCCAGTCGATGCCTGGGAACAGCTTCTCCAGAACGGAAAGCAGGAAATCGGCCGGTATCCGAAGCAGCTCCCAGAACGCATCAAACAACCCGTCCCAGATCGGGTTTGCCGACAACTGGGCCTGCAAGCTGGCGGTGACATTCTCCTGAGTGCGACTGTTGAGCGCGGAGAACGCCGCCCCATAAATCACGCCCTGATCATCGAAGACCTCGGGATCTGGCGGGGTTACAGTGCCATTGCCTTCAGGGTCGGAAGGGACTGTGCCATCAGGATTGATCGGGACGGTCAACTGTCAGCACCCCCTTGAATGTAGTTAGCCATCTTTTGCAACGATGTGATGTTGCCTTCAAACTCGCGCAGCAGAGCCTGCCTCTGCTCAGGTGTGCCCGCCTCGCGGATACGGCGCAACATGTCAGCGAACTCAGGATTGTCCTTGCCGATGAACTCCAGAAGCTCCTCCGCTTCCGCCTCAATCGGCTTCGGCGGGGGTGGAGGTTCATCGACAACCTGTCCGACACCGAACTGACCGCCGCCGACAAGCCACTTCGTCGCCAACTCTGGATGCCAACGCAACCCCAGCGCCCACCACAACTCCGACGTGGGCTCCCACGACTGAACAAGCGCCATCGGCTGACGATCAGCCCACGTCTTACCCGCGCGGGGATCTACCGCGCCGGCACCCAAAATAAACGCCATACCCCTCGGATCGTCAGGGTCAGGCGGGTGAACAGCGGTCACTGCTCCGAAGGTGTCCTGATCGCCTCGCGCACACCCTCGACTTCAGCGACCACCCCACCCAGAGCGGCCACAGGGCCGGCCTCAACCACCCCATTGCGCTCCAGGCGCTGCAAATGATGCAAGCTGACCTTCAACCCAGAAATGGCGGCATTCAACGCCCGCATATCGTAAGAATCAAGCACAATGAATCAACTCCTGAACTCATCTACAATTCTATCGGAAGTAGTATTTACCAGCAGGTTTAGCTGATCATATGGACGCCGATGTTATTCAAAATATCTCGCGTCTTCTTCAGCAACCTAGCCGCCCGCTCACCAGTGGTCATCGAAGCCTTATTCTGGCCGACTTTCACCTGGAAATTAACAGGATCACCGTTCGCGTTGTCCCACGACGCAATGATCTCTTCAGTTTGCGCGACGAAAATAATGTCAGGATACCCGCGCGACGTGGAACCAACGCGAGAACCGATGTCGAAATGCACGCCGGGAATGATCCAAGAATTGCCGCGCAAAGACACCGTGTGCGAAGTCTCCGACCTCGACGCCAAGAACCCGCCCCGCAAGGCCGCAATCGCACTCAAAGACCAAGAATTGTTTTCCGCGCCCTGCTGATACAACTCCCACAAATGAACCCAGCCAAGGTTCCTCGCCCGCTCCAAATGTTTCCACTCAAGCCAAGCCGCTATCGTGCCCACGACGAAAGGCATAATTGCATCCGCCGCTATAGAGCCAGCACTAGAGAAGCCGGCTAAAAGGAAATAGCCGATCAAATTCCCTGTGGTTTCGATAATCAGCCTGACAATGGCGTCAGCGGCAGGGTTGTCGCCACCCACGATCACCCTGATAGCGGTTGCCGGTGACCACGTCAGCTCCGATGTCTCCATCGGCGTCCAGGCGTTGTCCCTGATCACTAGCCACGGCGCTTCAGCCTTGGTGCCAAGAAACCCCGGCCCGTAATACTCGTCGGGGTAGATCGTTTCATCGTCGGTGAGCAGCGCCCCGGTATCCTCAATGAACCCGCCGATGTATTCGACCGCCGACCGGGCCATACCGTCAATGATCGTGCCGCCCAGGAATGTGCCCTTCAGCGGCGAATAGTAGCCGGAATCGTCAACAATCTCCAGAATGAGCGCACCATTCGCGGGATTGGGTGCCAGCAATAAGCCGTGTTCCTGCTCGCCCTCATCGGTGAATACCCGCCGCCATTTCACCGTAAGTTGGCTATCCTCAAGCGCATCCGATAAAACGGCGTCTATCGGGTTCATTCTTGTGCCAAGCACAGTCCACAGCGACGAGTCATCCAAAGGAAGAGGGTTGCATTTGATGTGGACTTGCCAATCATTCCAGTTGATCAGATCATCCCACTGACCCAGATCGAAAGGGTCGTCGGGGAGCTGATACAAATTCCCGTTCAAGCGGATGAGCTGGAGCAAAATCATAATGGAACAAGCCCATTTGGCAGGCCCAAAAATTGGCAGCACGCGGGGAAACTGAAACACCGGAATCGGCAACGCGGGATTCGGCGGGCCAAGCATGAACTGCAAAAACTGCAAATCATCATTGAACGTGAATTCCATATAGCGCATGCCGTCACGCATCTTCACCGCGTGATGATGCAACAGCCCAGTCCAGCGCAACTTCCCGCCGAACCAATCAACCCTGATGACAATGTTCTTTTTATGCGCCGGATCATTCGGCACGCTGCGAAGCCACTCCGAAATGTAGTGATCGAACCGCAACTCTAGGACGCCCTGCGCCGAAACATTCTTTTTAAAGGGGAAACTTGCCCTGATCGTGTCGCGGTAATCCACCCGACCGTAGTACTCCAGGCCGGGCGAGCCGTCCTCGCGGTTGCGATAGAAGGTGATCATCGGCTTGGAGCGGCGCAGATACCCCAACTGGTCGCGCCACCCATCAACCTGCCCCTCAATATCGGACAGCTTCTGCGCGTTAACAGTGCTGATAGCCATCAGACAACCCCCACCGGCCGCGACCACGGGCGGGTATACCACTTCGGCACCTCAAGCCGGCACGCATACCCCTCGACCGCATCCTTCACCGACACAGGCAGCGACGAATAAGTGCCGCCCGCAATCGGATACAACAGATCCTTGCCCTTCCACAAGCCCTGCACATTAATGCGGTTCGCGGCCAGAAGGGTCTGATTGCGGGGGTCGGAGTCTGCGACCACGCCTGCACCTTTCGGCAGGAACGGCAACTCCACCGTCCTACCCATGTCCATCACCCCGCGCCCGTACTCCTCGTTGCCGAACGAAAAATCGGGCAGCCGCCAGCGCGCCTGATCCGACAGCGTCCACTTCGGCCAAACCGGAACATCGCAATCCACGTTCAGTTTGAACGATGTCTTCCCCTTGGCGGTTTCGCCCTCCCACTCGTAGAAGTCGGACGGGCCGACATAGAACGGCAGCTCCGCGCCAGTTGTCATCACCACCGTCGAGGTCGCGTAAAGGTGCGGGTCTTTACCCTCCCAATCCCCGGCGTCATAGGCTTCCGGCTCCTCAATCAGGCGAACCTTCAAATCCCGGTAGCCATCAGAGGTGGTGAAACGAATGGTGGTTTCCTTGACGTAATCCCAAGCGAACCGCCACTTGGAGTCGATAGAGTGCCAGGCTTCGGGATCGCCGCCGTCATCGAACACGGTCACGGTGAAGATGACTTCCCTGCGTTCCCAACGGAAATCAACGAAGGTCTGCCCGAAAGATCCCGGCATCCAGAGCGACTTGACCGGGGCGTCGATAGCGCCCTTCAGCTTCGGCTGCAAGATGACACCCTGCTCGCCGGCACCCTCGCCGGATATGCAAAAGTACTCATCGTTTATTCCAAAAATCTCAATTTTGGCGCGAGAGTTGTAGAGATCCATAATCAGTACTTCCCGATAAACGGCATCTGCGCCTGGGCGTCCATCCGCTCCTGCGTCCGCTTGAACTCATCCAAGTTGGTTACGTTGATGTCGCCGTTGTGAATCCGCTGCATCGGGCGCACACCCGTCTGCACGGGCTGGCGCTGCGGCAGCAGCGGAACCCCCGACGCTGACGGTGTTGACCCGTTCGTCGCGGTGCCCACCAGTAGGCTTGACAACACGTTCACAGCGCCGACCGCGACATCCCCGGCGATCTGCGCCCCAGCCTGGGCGAGCTGGCCGGCCTGCCCGGCCCCCATGCCACCGGCAGCCGCAGACGCACCAAACGTGCCGGCCGCAGCGCCCGCATTGATCGCGGAAGCAGCCAAAGCACCCAAAGCGTCGAAACCGCCCTTAATGCCAGCAGCCAAAGCGGGATTGGTGTGATCCTGGGACACCGGGGCAGCGCCCAAGGTGCCGCGCGGATCGGAGGACGCCTCGCCGGGGCTGCCCGCGCCGGGCTGGGCCAGACCGCCGCCGATGCCGGAAAGGGCGTCAGCGACGGCGGGGAGGGCACCGGGGTCGGGAGCGGGAGCAGTCGCCCCCGGCCCCGGCGCACCTCCGGTCGAGGGAGCGGCAGGCGCAATCTCTGGCGCAGCCGCAGGAGCCGGTGCCATCGGCATCGGGCCGGCCGACTGAGCCTCACCGCCGCTAATCGGCGCGGGAGGAGGAGCAACAGGCGCTGGAGGTGGCGCAGGCTGCGGAGGTGGCGGGGCCGGCGGGGCAGGAGCTAGTGCCGGCGCGGGAGCAGCAGCCGGGGCAGGCGCAAACGGATTCCACCACATCCCCGCATTGAAGCCCGGCAAAGACTCCCTCGGGATCTGCATCGCATTCAGCCGACCCATCAGGTCAGCGCCGTAATAGTCCACAGCTTTAGCGGAGTGCAGGAACTCGCCCCGTGAAACCCGAACCAGATTGGCGTCTGCGCGAGGCCCGCCCATCCCCTTGATCTTGCCGCCCCTGGCGTAGCCGACGCCGCGACCGATCTGCTTCGGCGCACCGTTAGCGTCCACCCCGTATTTGTTCATCACATAAGGTATGACAGCGGCGATCTGCGCTACGGGATCAAGGTACTCGCCGCCTGTAATGTTGTTCGCGGCAAAGGTTTCCGGCAGGAACTGCAACAGGCCGGAAACGTGCTGCTTGCCGCCCTGGCCGTTGCTGTCATTCGGATTGTCCGCAGTAGGGTCGCCATTGGACTCGCTTTGGATCTGCTTGACGATGGCGTCTTCCCACGCCTTCATGTTCGTAATCCCGTACTGCGGCCCATACGTTTCCAGCACGCGGCGCACCACCGGACGCCACTGCTCCGCACCGCCGCCAGGATTCCACGACGAAGTGACACCCGTAGTGTCGAGCAGATCGCTCATCCCGCCAGAACCAAGAAGCGAAGAGATGTCGGCACCCAGCAGCCCGTCAAGACCGCCAGTCACACCAAGCCCACCCTGGCCGTTGAGGTAGCGGTTGATCTCCTCATCGGTCATGGCGTTCAGGTCGGTGTATCCGCCGTCCATTCCGCCACCACTGCCGCCCCGGCCAGCGCCAAGGTAGAAGTTGCCGACCTGCTGCCCAGCTCCGATCAGATCGGAGAAGTCCAGCCCGGTGACGCCGGCCAAGAACCCGGTGCCGATGTTGAGCAGTGAGGAACCAACATTGCGGGCCTGCCCGGTCAGGAACTTCTCGACGTTTTCGGGCTGCAACCACTCCATGTTGGTCAGGTAATCGGTGAGCGCCTCAAGCCCATTCTTGCGCGGCTGCCCGCCACCACCGTAGTAGCTACCAGTTCCCCTGAATGAAGGCAGCCCAGACGATGAGAGGATGCCGGGAAGCAGAGAGCCCGTGGACATTCCGCCGGTAAGCACGGCCAGCTCTTCTGGTGTGAGCAGCGCCGCGCTCATGCGGGTGTGGACGTGATCGGTGTGTGTAGCCCACCACTGGTCGTAGTAGTCTTCGATGGTTTGATTCGGCCCGCGATCACCAGGATCGACACCGAACTTCGCCCCATCACGGGCATCCATAAAGATGACCTGCTCCAAACCGGGCATACCGGAAGAAGTCAAATAGGCGGCAAAAGCCCGCATATTCTCGACCGGGCCAGACCAGTCGATCCCCTTATTGAATCCCTCAGAATTGACTTGATGCCCGGCATAAGTTGACGCCTGAACACCGAACCTGTCGGCAATCTTGTACACCCACGACGGGAAACCCTCTTGGCCGTACTTGATGTCGGCGTTAGCGGGCAAACCCGTATACGGGGTGATCAAAGAAGGCATGCGCTGCATCACATCCCCCAGCGACATGCCCGTAGATCGCGCGACAGCCTGAGCCCGCTCAAGGGCGGCACCAGACAGCGGGCCGGGCTTCACCTGGGCCAGCCCGGTCGGCGTCAGCGAAGTCGGCTTAGGAGTCGAAGGCGCAGCGGGAGTGCTGGGCGCGGCGGGCTTCGGCGGGGCGGCAGGCTTCGGAACCGCATTATCAATCGGCGGCGCGGCAGGCTTCGGCGGCGCGGCAGGCTTCGGCGGCGCGGCAGGCGGCGCTGGCGGCTTCGGAACCTCATTAGGCCAAACCGGCGGCGGGGGAGCAGCAGGAGAAAGGGGCGGCGCGGCAGGCGGATTAATGCCCGACATCACATTCGTCGCCATCGAATCCAAGACGTTAACGTCGGGCGGCGCAATAATGTCGTCGTAATTAGGCAGCTTAGGCGGCGACTGAATCCAACCACCAAGGTTGAACTTCGGCAACTGCATGCCATTCAAACGGGCAAAAAAATCCGCGCCATAGTAATCGACCGCATCCTTGCGGGTGACGAACTCCCCGCGCGAAGCCATCAACAGATTGGAATCCGAAGTCCCAGTACCAACCCCGCCGATCAAACCACCCCGCGCGAAACCCTGAATATACTTCTCAGTCGCATCAGGGGTCAGGTTGATCTGCCACTGGCTATCGTTCTGCCGAACAACCTGCCCGACAGCAGGGTCGATCTCGCCAGGATCATTCGGCACCACAATCGAACCGATGCCGTCAGCGGTCAGGTAAGTCTCAGCGTTCGTCGCGCCGAACTTGCCGAACTCCTGCTGGCCGGCCGGTGTTAGGTTCGCAGTACCGCCCACAGCCTGCGTGCGCTGCTGCGCCGCCTGCCCGCCAAGAACATTCTGCTCCCTAGCCCGCCCCAGGAACAGGCCGACCGAAGCCTCATCGAAAATGCCAGCCTGAACAATCAGATCCGCAACGGACGGCATCGTCGCATCCGCATTGGGGAAGCGGGCGCGGTCAAACAAATTGAACTCGCGGCGAGGCTTGCCGAACAACAGGCGCTCAACATCCTCGACAGCCTTCAACGCCTCAGGTTCGCCCTTGGCTGCCCTGGCGAGGATCTCCGGTGTCACGCCGTTTTCAGACCAGCGTTCCCCGTACCTATCCCACACATCGGAAGACTTGATCTTGTCCGCTGCCTGCGCGATAGCCTTGCGGTCGATCTCGTCAGCAAGCTGCTGATTCTGCGGCAACGTCGCAGAGATAAGCTGATCCGGCGAGGCAAGACCGGAGCGGACAACATCGTCAAGCACGTTCCGCTTGCCGACCACCGGCCCCATGTCGAAGTCTTGTGCCACCCTGGCGGCGGTTTCCAGCGAGGCGGCTGTCGCAGCGCCAGTGATCTCATCCAGCGCATCTTTCAACTGGCCCAACGCATCAGCTTGACGGCGAGCCGCATCTTCGGCAGCCTTGTGGGCGTCACCCAAAGACATCAAGCCCTGAATGCCGGCGCTGATAGCGATACCAAGAAGGGCCGGGCCTAGCACGTTGATAACGCCGCCAATCATGCCCTTGAAGGCATCCGCCTTGCGGGTGGCGTACTGCGCCCGGTTAGACAGGATGTCAAACTTGCCCGCCGCGCTCTGCATCGGGCCAAGCATCTTCGCCACACCCGCCGCCGCCGGGTTCAGCGTGCCAGTGAATGCTTTGAGCTGACTAGTAGCCCCGTAAACAGGAGCCTTCAGATTATTGAAGCCAGTCTTAACGCTCTGCAAGCCGCCAGTGACGCCTTGGAAATACCTGTTCTGCGTCGGCCCGAACCGTGAGACTGAATCAACAATCTTCACATAGTTTTTCCAGGCATTCTTCGTCGCGTCGATCATCGGGGCGATAGTGCGCCAACCCGCATACACGAAGAACATCTTGGTGATCAGGCCAGTGTGCTCCTCAATCGCCTGACCGAATCTCAAAACAAGACCAAGAGCCGGCAGCATGATCTGAGAGAACTGCCGCGCCGCCTCAATGATGCTATTGATCAGCGGACGCATATCGCTGAACGCATCCATCACCGTGTGGATCAGATCCCGCGCACGATGGAAATAGTCAGTCAGAACAACGCGACCCTCGCCGCGCAAATACTCAGCAAGCTCCCGCAACTCGCGGTCGAAATAGCCGATGAAGCCGCCCTCAGTGCCCGACGCGGCATTGAAAGCCTCACCAACACTGGAGATGACAGAACCAAGATTCTTCGCCACATTGCCCAGCGAAGTAAGAGAATCAAGCCCCTGATCGATCCACCGCTCAAGAGTCCCATCAGCAGAGATCCTCGCAGTAAAGTCTTCAAAGTCCCGGCCAACATTAGTAAAAGCCGCACCCAGCCTGGGCAAAAAGCGTGAACCCACCTCGGCCATCTGAGACAGCCCGGTGATCACCGGATCAAGGCCGCGCTTAAAAGTCTCCAGCCCGGTCGTCGTGTTACCGAAAATGCTCGCCCACAGACCGCCATTGCGATCCGAAGCCACAGAATCAGCAGCCGACTTGAACGTCGAATTCAACCCGCCCGCAACCTGCGACAGGCCCACCTTCAAACCGGGAAGAACCTTAGTGCCAAGGTCAGCCAGCGACCGATCTAAACCGTCAAAAAGATTGTCCTGAACAGCCAACCGCAAATCATCCCAAGCGCCCTTCATCGCGTAGGCTTGCTCAATGAAAGCCTTCGCATTAGGGGAGATGTTGCCCAAAGCGCCGCCGGCCGAAGACGCCTCTTTCTGCGCCTCATTCAAACGATCAACCGCAGAAGTCACCTTATCCAAAGCGGCGACAACCTGATCGCCCTGAAGGATGCCCTTCTCGTTCGCCTCGTTAGTGTCCTCCAACAGCCTGATGTTGCTCTTGCGGACATCCTTCAAAGACTCGACATCACGCAAGAACCGGAGCTGGGCGCGCTGATATTCGGTGATCGTCCTGAAACCGCCCTGGCGCAGACGATCCGCAGACTCCTGCAAATTCAGGATCGCATCAGCCTCGTCCAGCGTGCTGCGGCGAAGCTCAGCGTTCAGATCCTCCAGCTCGCGGCGCTGATCCCTGATCGCCCCACTAACATCCCGCTGAGCCCGCGCCAAATCCCTTTGCGCGTCCCGAACATCCTTCAGATTCTTACTGGAATCTTCGGCAGCCTTACCGTAATCCTTGAACGCATCCCCGACACCCGACAGACCGATAGCAAGAGAAGCGGCGGCAGCGCCAACACCGGAAAGCGCACCCGGCACAACAAAAGCCGACTTCGCCAAAGCGTCCAAGCCAGACGCCGCGCTGCCAGCCGCATACGCCAACGCCGGCAGGGCATCCAAGCCCAAGATTTTGATATTAAGGCGAATGCCCTTGACCAGATTATTGCGCTCAAAGATGTGGCGCACTTCAGACAAATCACGCTGAAGCCCAGCCCAGTCAGTCCTAGTGCGAAGAGTGATCGGGCGGGCTTCCTGCGCGAGTCGCGCCTGCTCCATCTCCCGATGAAACCTAGAGGTGTTAGCCCCGACATTGACATCGAAGTCAATCTTCTTCGCCGCAAGTTTCCGCGCAGCCTCACCGTGGAAACCTTTAAGCGAAGGGACTATCCGTACAGCGGCTTCGCCAGCAAGCGCCACACCAACCCCCTAGCTAGATTTCCGCTTCTCGCGATTACGCTTCTGCGCCGCAGCAACAGCATTCTGTGTCTTCACGATTGTCCGATCAGTCCGCAACTCCAAGCCAGGAATCAGCGGCCTCTTCATCGGCTTACCCGTCGCCACTTCGATCTGCATCATCATCAGGTTCACCTCTTTGGTGTGCCCGAAGATCGGAGGACGGTGCGTGCCACGCTCAGGCGGCTGATCGGCCATCCACTCGACAGTCTCAGGATCAAGCAACACAGCCTCATTGACGGCGGTGCCCTGAATGTTCATCAGCCTGTCGAAGAAGCCAAGCAGTTCAGGCCAAGGCCGCTTACGCTGCCACCTGACACCAGCCAACTCCCACTGAAAATACTCGTAGGCAGAAAACCCAAGCCGCTCTTGGCAATCCCAACAGATAGCGTCCCAATACCTGTTGACGATCTTGATTATTTTCCCAACTGGCCGTCGTCGCCGGCACCGAACATGTGCTTCAAATACAGAAGATTGAAGTTCTCCCAAACATATTCGGGCTCATCGCGGAAAATCGCATGAATCGCATCGTACTGATCCCCGAACAGCGCCCGCTCGCCCTCTTCGGCGTTAGCGGCAACCCGCCACCTATCGACCTGCTGCTTAGTGGGCTGATTCAGGATCACCCCCTTGATCTTCATCGGGGGAACGACATTTTCGCTGACAAGCTGGTTCCAAAGATCGTCAGCATCCAATTGAGTATCCGAAGCCGGCTTAGCCTTGCTGGTAGCCATATCCGCATCTGCTCCTTGCGTTGTTGTTTGGTACTACATCGAACACGCCGAAATCCCCGCTCCCCGCCGACCCAATTTCAGGGCCGGCCAGGGCGGGGAAATCAGCGAACGTGCCGCTAGCTGACAGTGACCGAAACCGTGTCGGTCGCGTCACTACCATCAGGCAGCTCAAACGAAACCGTGATCGTGGCCGACCCGGTGTCAACACCAGTGACCAGGCCACTAGCCGAAACCGTCGCCTTCGTCGCATCCGACGAGGAGTACTGGCAGTCGGGGGTCACGTTCAGACCGTTCGACGCCGTCACCGCGAGCTGCTCAGTCCCGCCGACAGTCAACGAAGCGGTAGCCGGCGTGACCTCAATCGCAGTCGGAGGAGTCACGAACCCGGTCTTGTGGACGAGCTTCCGCCAGCCCGGCCCGCACCAGCCCTGAAGCACAGAGAAGCCGACCGAATTGTCGCGGTACGCCTGGAAAGTCAGCGTGTAGCCGACAGCCTCGTTGTCACGGGACTCCTGGTTGCCGACGTTGACCAGCTTCACACGCGGCATGACGTAGTAGGCGTACAGATCCTCGCCGTTCACGTCATCGGTCGCAACCAGATAGGCGCGGTAGAAGGTGTTCTTCGGCAGCGTCGGAGCCTTGATGGTCACGCCACCATGATCCGACACATCCAGGTTGTCATCATCGAACACGGTGCCCCAGAACTTCTCCAGCACAACCTTGTTCGTCTCCAAGAACTTCGCCTCAAACTGGACGCTGCGCTTGGAGATGATCGTCCGAACGGGATCGGCCTCGCCGTAACCCTCAATGTCGGTCGAATCCATCTCGTTGGTGATCGACACGCCGGCAGCCTTTTCGATGATGCCGGCCGACTCAGCCGTCGCCGGCACGTCGAGATCGCCAGTCGCGGCGTCCTCCAACGTGGCAGCCACATCGTTGCCGATGCTGTCGAACAGGACGGCGAAGTGCAGATGGGCCAGAACCAGATCGGCCTTCGCGTCCCGAATAGTCTCAAAATCGGGCATTTCGTTTCCTCTAGGTGGGAAGGGACTTCAGAATCTGACGATAATTCGGCAAGCCACGCGCCTCGCGAGTGCGAAGTTTAAACGTCACCGGCACAAACTTCTCGTCAATGAACTGCTCAGGAACCTGTTGGGGGCCAAGCCATTCCTCCGAAGAGAGAATCTTCGACGTAGACCCATCCTTACGAGGAATCGGCAACAGCCCGATAACCTCATCGTCCATCATCCTGCGAACGAACTCCACCAGTTCCCAAGTGGTAGAACGCTTATGGGTGATGCACGCGATCTGAACAAGGCTGTCATCAGTCCTGAGCGAACTGTCAGCCTTACCTGGCTGTCGCCAGATCCGCAGAGTAGGCTGCGTACCTTTCCCCGAAGCCGGGTCGTAGAAACCTGGAGGAAGCCAGGTGAATGTCTTCACCTTGCCGGCCGTAATCCAGTCAAAGTAGTCACAGATTGTGTCCTCAATATCCTGATAGCCAGGATCGAACCAATCTGGAAGAAAGTCTGTCATAGCGGATACGGCAACACGCTGTACAGCGCAGTGCGGAGATTGTTGCTGCCTTCAGTTGTCGATCCACGCTGCTTATCGTCGGGGTTACTGCGACCAAACTCGTCAGCAGCACCATAGGGTGTCGTCGGGCTGCCGACAGTGACCTCACCAACCCAGCGATCATTGCTGTAGCCCGAATTCGGGATCACCGTTGCCGTTATCGTGCCGGCAAGATCACCGGATTTACTTCTGGCACCAAGCAGGCTCCGGTACGTCGCGGCCACCTTGGCGGTGTAGTCGGTGACCACAACCTCCAGCTTAGGGCCGCGCAGCACAGCGGCAAGGCCGGGGTTATTCGACCTGAACGCACCCGTCCGCGCCCCAGGCGAGTCATAGATCACCACATGCCACGGCCCCTGATTGACGCGGACATTCCCGCCCTGGCCCGGCCCCATCGAAACATGCGAACCGGACGAGCTGGACGTGACCTGCACATGGCTTCCGCCGACACTGGGGCGGATATTGACGCTAGCCAATGGTGCCCTCCACATCAACCCAGTAGTGGCCGAAATCAGTTCCAGTCAAACCCTGCCGGTAATCCCATTCGGGATTAGAGATCACCCGGTAACGCACCCCGTCGATCTCAACCCTGTCACCGAACCGCAGCTTCACGGTCGCCCTACTGGGGCAGCCAATCATCCCCCGCGTATCCGATGACTCCTCGCGGGCCATCTTCGGGCTGGCAGACATTCCGCCCATCACGATGTTGGCGATCTCACCGACGTAAGCGTTGCCCTCTTCGTCGGTCATATCCACCGGGTTGCCGTCCGCATCAACAGCATCCCCGTGCCGGTCACGCAAAGGTGCGCGGAACACCAGCCCAGTACGACCCCTCACAGGTGCGCCGTTTCGTCCCAGCCGGGATCTCCCGGCCAATACATCGGCAACGGCTCGTTGGTATTGGTGACGTACAGGTAGCCGATCTGCTCGTCAGCCAGGTCGCGGTACGAGGACTGCGACCACAAGCCCCCAGCCGACCGGAACCGGCGCAGAAACTTGTACTCAGGCTCGGTGAAAAACCCCGGCGGGTAATTCGCGACGTTGTAAGACGCCGACTGCGGCCCCAACACCTCGTAAGTGACACGCCGGGGATTCTCAATCTCGCGCCTAGCCGAAGCCAGGACGATTCCGACAACAGTCTGGGGAGCGGAGTCGGCTGTAGCCCAGAGCTTCCCGCTAATAGCGCGAGCCCACTCAGAAGCCAACAGCAGAACGTACTCTGCCTGATCGAACTCTGGGGTGTTGTCCTGCAACGTCCACTGAGTCCATCGGGAGAGCTGCTCTACCGTAGCGAGAGCGACAGCCACTCCAGACTCCTCTTAGACGCCGGCCGACAGTTCGATCTTCGCGGCCCGAACGAACTGGCTAGTCGCCGGATCGGTCGGGGTCGCCGGGTTGGGATCTTTGATCGCCTTGTAGCCGACGAAGGTGTCCACCAGCGAACGATCAGAGGTGACCGAAGGATCGTAATCACCCAGCCACCGCAGAGCCACACCGTTGGAAGCGCCCACAGCGGAAACACGGTCGGCACCCGACATCGGCGCTGACGGCGGGCGGGACACCATGACGAAAGCGGTCATGTGGAACAGGTAGCCCTCGTTGGCCGGCAGGTAATCCGACACCACGATGTCCTGGCCGGCGATCCGACCGATCCGCGCCTCACGCAGCGCCGAATTGCCGGCGTCACCCGTCGAATCGAACCGAAGGAAACGATCATCCAGAAGCAGCGCCTCTTCGATTCCGCTGCCCACCACCATGACACGCCCCTGGCGAGGAACGAAAGCGTCATTGAGCTGACGGCGGGCATGGATGATCGCGTCGTAGACGCCATCGGCGGCAGCAGTGTGAGTGGTGGTGTAGTCGGCACCAGTGATGGTGTCGGCCAGACCCTGCTCCAACTTGCGGGCCACCGCATCGACCTGGCGGGACAGAACCTGCCCGGCGAAGTCGTAAATATCGAGCGTCTTCTCCTCGTCGGTCAGGACGATGAGGTTGTACACGTCGTCGGTCAGCTTGACATCGACCGAAGTCTCAGTCAGGTCGCTGACCGTCAGGTTGCGGGCAGCTCCAGTGCCGCGCAGAACGCGGGTGTTCGCATCGGTCGGAACCGGAATGCGAATGGTGATCGTATCGTTGTACTTGCCCGCGAAATCGCCAAGACCGTCTTTCCAGACCAAGTTGGTCAGAACCATTTCACCCTGGAGCATTCCCAGGACGGTGTCAACGATGGCGTTGGGCTTGATAAAAGCGTTTGCCATTGGATGAATTCCTTAGTTATCGAAGCGCGAAATCACTTGCCGCGCAGAGAGAAAGGGTTACGCCCGCCGCGACTCAAGCCACGCTCCGCCAGCCGCTTCAACACGGCTTCGGCAGTGATCTCTTCGTCGTCGTCGCCGCCACCGGCCCCGCTATAGCCACGGCTAGAGGACGAATCCTCATCAGCCGCCTTCGGCTTCAAAGCAGCAGGCTTTTTCTTGGTGGCCTTCCCGTCCTCTAAACTCAGGACGTTGAGTAGATCATCGACATCCGCAGCAATCTCTTCTGCGTCATTCCCCTTGATCCGGCTAACGAACCGGGCGGGGAGTCCCTTTTCCTCCGCGATCTCGCGGACAAGGTCTTCACGCACGCGGGCCTGCTGGAAAGAACGCAACTCCTCCAACTCTTTTGCGAGTTGCACCTTTTCGGCTTCCCACCGTTCAGCGTCGGTCTGCGTAGCGGCCTTCAAGGGCCGAAGCTCTTCGACTTCCGCCTTAAGTTTACCATGCTCTTCAAGAATCGGATCATACTTCTTCCGTTCCCGCGCAAGGCGTTTCGTTACGAGATTGTTCGCCCAATCTTCAGCAGTCTCCTTGCTGTCGAACTTCCACCAGTCGGAAGCAGGCGGCGGCGGCGCTGAAACATCATCACCCCCATCGGAAACCACATCAGCGGCAGCGGACTCATCCACACCCGAATCGGCAGCATCCTCAGACATCGATTAACTCACTTTCCGTACCGTTCAAGGCCGCACGTTTCGCCTTCCGCACAATTGTGCGTATGCCTAAATCAGGAAATACGTTCCAACATCCGCTCAGCGGCTGCAACCTGCGGCGAGGTGGGATCGAACCCGGCATCCAGCAGGCCGGCTCGACGCCCGCGCAGATCATCCCGCATCTGCGCGAGATCGAACTGATTGCCCTGGAACGGATTCGCTGCCAGCGCCCGCTTAAAGGCGAGCAAGTCCACAGCTCGCTGTATCTCGTAGCCCTTGATGTCGGGATTACGCCTCTTCAGCTTATCGACCAGCTCCAAAGTGTCCTCAGAGTTGATGTAATCACCCCTGGAGTACCACACCGCTTTGAAATGCTCACCAGCCGCATCCCACGTCGATTCAGTCGAATACACCGGCCGCAAATGACACCGACAGTTGTTATGCACCTTCGCAACATTCGACCAACCCGCAGGCACATCACGGGCCGCATCAGGATTCAAAGACCACTCACCAGACTGACGCGCCTCCTCAACCTGGCGATCAGTATTGATGAAACTGCCCTTGCCATACACCGCCCCGCGAGAAGCCAGCAACGCACAAAAAGCACAAGGATCACCATCAGTAACCCTGGCGTAACCCTTAATCTTCTCGTCCTGAGCAGCCGCCAAATCGATGACACCCCGACCGCCATTCATCGCCTGACGAACCGCAGCACCGGAACTCCGCGTCAAAGCATCCCGCATCAACCGCTCTTCCGGCCCCGGCATCGCCCGCTTCGTCGCATAATTCGCCTCAATCGTCAACGAAGTAGCGACATCCCGGCGAGGAAACTCCTGCACATCAATGCCCTGCTGCCGGCGGGCCAAAAACTCAATCCGATCCAAAACGAACTGCGGAGTTCCCAGCCTTCTACCCCGCTCAAGCTGCGCCACAACATCCGGCGGCAAATCCGGCAGCGGGGCAGGCTCCGGTACAACATCCGAAACCTCCTCGACAACCTCCTGCACCAGCTCCACATCCGGCAAAGGAGGTCGGATCGGCTTCTCCACCAGCGGCGGCATCTCAAAAGAATCAGCCCGAATATACGGAGAAAACTGCACTTCGGGAACATCAATCAGCAGCGGAGGATCAGTCGGCAACTCAGCGGCCCGAACATACGCCGTGAAAACCGCAGCCAACCTCTGAGACTGGAGATAAGCAGTCTCCACACGCGGCATCACAGACTCAAGCCACACAGCCGTCGAAGCATCCAGATCATCGAACCTCATCAACTGCCACAACGGAAACAGGCCCAAGACCAGATTGTCGGCCACCAACTCCTGGTCATCGGCGTGACGCTGCGCCAGCCAAGCCGCCACCATCGGCAACGGCTTCAAGCGCGGATCATCATCGACCGGAGCGGTCAACTAGCCAGCCCCGTCCTGTTGTTCACCCGTGGCTGATTCGCCGTCGAATTCGGCCCGCCCCGGCCATCCATCACAGACCCAGCAGGACTGGCCGGCCGGGCAGCAGGTTTCACATCCATTTCCCTCAAGTACTGGATCAGCGGATCGTCGTCGTCCCAATGCTCCTGCCACTCCTGCACTTCCGCCTGATCAACGCCAGGAATCTTCGGCCACGCCGCCCACTTCGGAACACCCAACTGATCAACGATCTTGCCCCAAGCATCAGCGAACTGAGACAGCGAACGAACCTCAACATCCTGCCAATGCACACGCGCGGAAAAGTCGTTCGCGTCCTCCTCGCGGCCCTCAATATGCGCCGCCAAACGCAACGCCTGCGCGTGCCTGCTACCCATGATCGTCTGCTTCTCAAACAGCTTCTGGTAAGTCTGCCTGCGGGCACCGTCAAGAGCATCAGCGGCGACATTGACCACCTGGCTGATCAGATTCGGCGGCAACTGCGCCACAGCAGTGAACGCCTCAAGATCATTCCGATAGGCATCGATGAACCCGCCCATCGAAGTCTCATCCAGCGTGCCGAACTTCGCCTGCACATCCGAAGCGATCAGGATGTCCTCGTTAGCAATCCTTATCTTGTCCTGCTGCACTTCCTCTTCGGTGTCGGGCTGCTCAAGTCCTGTAGCCCACCGCACCTTGAAGCTGTTGAAATGTTGCACAAGTAGTCGATCAAACGCAGTCTTATCGATTCTGGCCGCAAGATCCACAACAGGTTCGACCTCACCCCAAGTCCTGCCCTCAAGGTCGATCTGATTGACGTAGCGGACGAACGGATTAACCCCGTAATCATGCTCGCGAGTCTCCACAATCTTGAACCGGGAGCCGTCAAAGGACAGCACATGGTAGGCGTCACCGTTGAACCACCAGCGCCACGTCCCATCGAACCGCTTCTCCAGCACATACTCTGGATACTCATCACCGAACGGGTCGGCATACAGGGCGTAGCAGCGGGCCGGGGAAACCCCCCGCATCACCGCCATCCGCTCGCCCTCCATGCCGTCAGCCGGCACAACCTCGCCGGAATCCATTCGCACACCATCGGTCACCCGCAGATACGAATAGCCCGCGATCATCGTCGCCCGATTGATCGACAACTGCTGGGCCTTCATATCGTTGAATTCCCACGTCTTCCACGCCTCGCGGTTCTCCCGATCACCCTCACGCCGGTAACCATCCACGATCATCTGCTGCGCGAAAGTAGAAACCATCAACGGAATCCACGGCGTGCGGGCCATCCTCTGCAAGATCGCCCGCTCAGTATTCCGCTTCAGCGGCCTCACCTCTGGCTGCCGGCCGTTACCCCAAGCCTCCAGCTTCCTGATCCGCTGACGCTCATGGTCAAATGCCGGAAACAACTCAGTGTTCAAATACCGCAACAACACCCGGCCATTCGATTCCGGCGGAAAGGAAACCGGCTCGCCAGGCTGATCAAGCCAAACATCATCAGAGTAGTAATTCACCATATGCGGCCACCTCGCGGCTTCCCTTGATAGCTTTTACGTTCAGATAGCGCCTCAGTCCTAAGCATGTTCAAGCCCCAGAGCGCATAAGTGACAGCACAAACCCCGGTGATATTCACCGTAGGGTCACTGCGCGTCCAACCCCACCCGTTGTACTCGCCGGCCCCAACCTTCCCGCCGATCATGTACTGCCGGGCACCCGACAACCCCTGCGCCAAAGACTTATCACCCAAATGCACCAGAGTGCCGTCCTGGCAGGAGTCGTAGAAGAACCCAGTGGCCCCCATGATCTCGCGCGTGCCGAACGGCACCACCCGAACACCCAGAGCCTCAATCTCCGGTATCAGCGCCCCGGCCCGCGCCCCAGACTGAACACACACCGCCAGCGGGGGAGGATTCGACGGCGACGAATACAGCTTCTCAATCACATCCACACACCACGACAGCCCGCGCCCATCCTCAATGATCTCAACCTGCTTATCGCCGCTAGCTGTGTAGCCCGCCAAAGCCACCGTCGCCCAGGAACGATCAGGAGAAGCATCGATAGAAACCACAGTCTGAGAGGCGATCTCCGACATCGGGCCGGCCTTGCGGCACTCAGGATGCGTCATACCGCCACAACGGCACAGCGACCTCCACAACTCCTCATCGATGGGGGAGTGGATCTTCGACTCAGCCCACAAGCCAAGCCTCTCGCGAGCGAACTCCTTATCCGACATCGAACGGCGCTCCAGTTCGATGTAATCCTCCTCCAAGCGGATGCCCAGAGCTGGATTCGCCCGATACCACTGCTCCCGGTCATCCAACGAGCAGTCCGGTTCAGCGCACCACTCAAACAAAGCGATACCGGGCTCGTTCGCCAAACCCCGATCCCGCGCCTTCAACAACACATCAGAATCCTCATGCCCCGTCGAGGACGCATACCAGATCTGAGGATTCGGGCGGGCCGACAGCGCCGGCACCAAAGCACCGATCATCTCAGGGGCAAGGGAATACGCCTCGTCCAAGACAACTAGATCACCGCTGAACCCACGGCCAGGATCACGCCCGCGAGCCATGTACAAAAGTCGAGAACCATTCTTCAACTCAATTCCGACATTGTTGTTACCAGAACGCTTCTTGTGAACCATCCTGTCCAGCTCTGGACAAGACTCAATCAACCGGCACATCCGCAGATACGACTCATTCGCTGTCGGAAACAACTGCGCCGAATGAATGATCAACTTCTCGCCAAGTAGGAACAGCCCCAACAGTTCCCGCGCCTCAACGATCACCGTCTTGCCCTGTTGTCTCGGCACTAGCAGCGCGACCTCTTTGGCCGACCACTTCTCCCGCCCGCCCACGCCGGCAGTTCTCAACCCCAGAGACTCGGACAAGCAAAACCGTTGCCAAGGATCAAGATTCACCCCGACAGCATCCAAAAACTCTATGCACCGATCACCCACTGATCGGTCATATTCGGGAACCCAACAGTTCGTCGGGGTCTGCGAACCAACACGTTCCCCGTTAACGACATTGACGTTGTCTTCGCCAAGTTTGAACTGCTTGCGGGTCACCGGCTTTGTGCCAACAGGCATAGCCGTCCTCTAATCCAAGCTGAAGGCTTCCATCAACTTCGCAATAGGAGAGTCTTCGCCAGTATTCTCAACAACCGCACCCAATTTCAGGTGCGCCAGCATCGTCCGCAAAGCGATCCGCTGCTGCCTAACCTCGCCCAGTAGCGGATTGACCACGATCTGGATCTTCGTCGCCCCGCCGGCCACAACCTCAGCCTCTTCAGCCAACCGAACCCACTCCTGCGAATTCGACCTCAAAGCCGCTGAGAGGCGCTCAATGATATCGACCGTCCGACACGCCTCACCCAGAAGCAAAAGCCCAGCAGCGTCGAAATCAGAGGCCGCTGTGGCAGCATCCCACAACTCCCTACCGCGCCCCTCAAGCCCTGTCGGCGGATTCACTCAACATCTTCCTATACCAAGCCCAATGAAGATCATGCGCCCGCTCCCACATCGCCAACAAATTCTGAAGACGCCGATTCGGAATGCAAATCTGATCCCGCACCCGGCGAGCATCATCGCCGGCCTTCAACGCATGCAACCGGGCCAACTCAGCAACATCATGGCGCAACATGTCCTTAACCTGCTCAAGCGACAAGCGGTTGCCCCGAAGATCAACTGGCACATCGTGATCAGCAGTAGCGGACATCATATGAAACTCCTCTAAAACAATTGTACCAGCGAAATCATTAGCCAACCTTACAGCCAGACACGCCGAAGCTCCGACACATCGGGAGAAAATAGGGAGCATGAAAAAACGTGTCTACAAACTCAAGAAAAAACACCGCAACAACATATGGCGAGATGACGAAGGCGACTTCTGGTATTGGGACTGCATAACCGAAGCCTGGGCCGTCCTCAAAGTCAACGACGACGGCTACGGATTCAGCCTCAACGATGACTACACACCAGACTGCTGCCTCTGGTGGGTAGTCGTAGCCAAAACCCGACCGGAGTTCTGACATGCAGTGGACATCGATACCCAACCAACCCGGCTACCTCCGCTACGAAGCCAAAACCGACGCCGGCTACTTCCTCTGCCAAAAGAAATCCGGCACCGGACGATGGATGCTCGCATTCAAAGTCAACACCAAAGACCCACTCAAGATCATCTTCGTCGCAGGAACCCTCAAGTCCTGCAAAGAATACGCCGAAAGATACGAGCCGGCGTGAAGGAACCACGGGAGTGCGGGTGCAGCCCCTACCTCCTCCAACACGATAGCTGGTGCGAAGAAACCCCAGTATTCGCCCAGCTCGTCAAGGAATGGGGCGGGAACCCCTGCGACACATGGCCGTTCCTGGTTTTCGCCCTCATCGGCTACAACAAGGAGAACGATAATGACTAGCCCTGAAGATCCCAAGACCACCCCCGAAATGCTCGACGCCGCCCAGACCGGCGAGGAATTCGGGGCGGTACTGATGGGCGTGTTCGCGGCCCTCGACAAGGCCAGGTGGGGCGACGATGAGTAGCGCGAGGGAATGGGGCGAGGTCAAAGCCGCTGCGGCTCTGCGTGACCGTGTCGCCGCCGTGCTGTTCAGCCGATTAGGCCGCGACTTGGGCTACGGGGATGCAACGTGGGACGGCATCGACAGGGCGGCATTCTTGGCTGATGCCGACGCGGTGATCGCGGAACTCGACCTGGGCATCCCGTGCGTCAACACCGGCTGCCGCATGCGCCAGATCGCCCGCAAGCATGCAGAAGCGAGCAATGGACTGGAGGCTGACGATGAGTGACATTCGGAACCGCATCACCGCCGTGCTGTACGAAGACGGCCAGCGGCCAATGGCAACTGCTGTGCGGTTAACCGACGCAGTCCTCGCGGAACTCGACCTCACAAAAGAATTCGGCTGCAACACCGACGCCCGACACGGCTGCCGATGCAGCCACCGATACACCACAAACTGGAAGCGCAACAACATTGACTGAACTATCCGACCGCATCGCCGCCACACTGCAACAAACAGAAGAAAAATACGGCGAAGCCACCTACGAAGAACTAGCCGAAGCCGTCATCAAAGAACTCCAACTGGAAGAACGCACCCGCACACCAGTGACCGCATACATCGACGGCCAATTCCAAGACAACCAAACCCTCCACCGCTACGTCACCCCCTGGAAAGTCAAATGAAAGACGCCCGCCGCATCGCATTTGAAGCCATCTACGACAACTGCAACCTCCCCGAACACCGCTGCGAAGAAATCGCAGAAGCAGTCATCGACCGGCTGGGCCTCCACCAAGAATGGGGGCTCCTCGACAACGAAGACGGCGGCAGCCTCTACGACACACGCGGCGAAGCCCTCAAAGCCCACCGACTCCCCGGCGAAACACTCAAAACCCGCTGGATCACAGACTGGCACCCCCACAAACCCCCCTACTGCAACCGATGCGGCAAACCCTGCCAAGCCCTGGAATGCCTACGCGAGGACGATCAATGAAACTGCGGATCACCAAAGACCCCACCACCGGACAATGGATCGCCACTAGCCGACACCAAAGCCGAACATTTGCCACAGGCACCGAAGCCATCGCCTGGGCTGGCCGCGCCATCCAGCAACAACAGCGCCTCACCCAGCTCCGCAGACAACAAGAGGAGCGCAACCGCCCACCCGTACTCTGGTCAAGATTCCACGCCGCCACCACATGAACGAACTCAATAAACTGCGCGCCCGCATCGCGGAAATCATCTACGGCGACGGTGACGAACTACCCTGGCATCGATGCGTCCAGATCGCAGACACCATCATCTGGGAAGTCGCGTTCAGTGCCTAAACATCGGGGCCGATTCAACTGGCGCAAGTACAGCAAGCATCGGGGCAACCTGATCGACTACTGGACAAACCCGCGCCGAAGCACCGACAGGCACCGGGCCGTCGAACATGGACACTGAAGACAAAGCCGCATGGTGCGCCCACGGCGCAGAACAAGAGATCCAGTTCGTCAATAACAGTGCCCTGGCCGGCATAACCGCCGCAATAAACCCGGCCAAGACAACAGACAAATACAGCCACGATCTACTGCTCACAATCCCCGCCGACCTCAAGTCAGTCCGCACCCCACTATTCCTGGCCGACGACCTCTACGGCATAGATCCCCAATACGCTGTCACCTTCAATGACAAAGACGGGCATCGATACGCCCGCCTATACCCAAACCTACTCATCGTGTTCGACGTGCGCTGGGACATCACCCGCAAGGAGCTGGCCGGCCGGGCGCGCACCGTCGAGCCCATGCATGTCACCCACGCCGGCTTCCTGAATGATGTGCGCCGCGCCATCGTGGAGGACGGCTGCAAATCCCTCGCCTACAAGCGCCGCGTTGATGATCGCGCCGGGAACGCGCAGGTCAGTTGGGTTTTCGATGTTCGACGGCTGGCCCGCCTGGCCCCTGCCCGCTCGCCCGAATAA